GGCGGCTATCTCGACCTAAGAGGCACACAGATAACTCAGTTGCCCGATGGCTTGCAGGTGGGCGGCTCTCTCTACCTAAGAGGCACACAGATAACTCAGTTGCCCGATGGCTTGCAGGTGGGCGGCTCTCTCGACCTAAGAGGCACACAGATAACTCAGTTGCCCGATGGCTTGCAGGTGGGCGGCTCTCTCGACCTAAGAGGCACACAGATAACTCAGTTGCCCGATGACCTCAAACACCACAGAGTTATTATGTAACGAGCGTCATGTTTTTTGGGGAGAATCATGCCAAACCGAAAAGAGATAAAAGCGTCTTATCTAAAACAATCGTTCATAGTCACCACGACAGGTTTCGCCCTGTTTGGCGCTTCCGCTATGGGTATGCTCGACGTTTGGGGTGGGTATGCTTTTACCCTGGTAGATTACTTGTTCCCCGTCTCGCTTGGATTCACTGTTGCCAGTTCGATTGTAGCAATTTCTGGCATAATTCACCTTTTGGATGCAACGAAAGCCACCAAGTTATTTACAAAGTTTCAACGCTCGTTGAATTATAATCTGAGTCCATTTGACCTTGAGCGAGATGGGGGACTATCCGGCGCTTTTGAATTTGTGACCGGCCAACTACGAGTCGTTAACTACGACAAATGGATTGTCGAGGGTCTCTATGTCTGGCCGGTCTTCGTGCCAAAACGAAAAAAGCCTGTGATCATCGACGAAGACTATCTCATGCGATTTCTCAAGATCGCCTGGAATAGACAACAGGACTGGCAAACAAAGAACGCCGCCTTTTCTCGCCCTCACTTTACACGAGAAAGCCGCTTCTGTACCTGGAGCGAGTACCATGCTCTAATCGGAATAGTGAGACGATTCCTGTGGGGTAGGGGGGATACCGAGAGTGGTTTTTCTCCTGTTGAGCCGGTACGCATGATGGCTCGCGTCAAGGCCCACTACCCCAACGGGAAAGCCATAAAAGTAAAATGAGTCCGTCATGTCAACAAGGCGGAACAAGCTTAACAATCAAACACAAGCCCACAAGGGCTATTTTCTAACGAACGTTAGAAGAAAAGAGGCGAGATGACCAAAAAGAAAATCGAAATTGCCCCCATCAAACCTGTGATATCTATCCAGTTTTATCTAGTCGGAGTCCTGGCCTCCGGTGGACTCTTCGCTCTTTTCTTTGCGGCCCTCCACGCCTTTAGTTCAGTGTCGCCCTGGTATCAGGCGATCTTCGCCTCGTTTCTCATCGAGGCTGGTCTCGTGATCGAGGCCCTGGCCTTGGTCAAGAATCCGAGAAACCCCTTCGCCTGGGTCGGAGTGATTATCTCAACGCTCGTTAGTGGAACTTATAATTTTTATCAAGCGAGCGCCAACGCCGCGAATCTAATTCCGGCAATGAATGATTGGCAACTTATTACCGTGGCTTTTGGCCCACTCTCTGCCCTGATGTTTGTATCCTTTACTTTTGGAGCCATGCTCAGAGCATACCAGAGCGAAGTGCTTGAATGGGAGAAAGCGAACGCAGAGTTTGAGGAAAGCGAACGTAGACGAAACGAAGCAAACGAAAAACGAAGGGAACGCAGAGCGCAAAAAGCGAACGAACGAAACGAAATCCAGCGAACGAACGAAACGAAATCCAGCGAACGAACGAAACGAATACCGATTCGCCAAACGAAAGCGGATGAAACGCAAGAGATTGCGCCGGTGTCTTCGCTCAAATCATTTAGTGCCAATGGTCAGAACGGAGTCCCACAACACTTGTGGAGAGAATATACAAGAGATGCTTTTGAAAAAAATCCCAATGTCAAGGGAACTGTACTCGCTCAGGAGCTAGGGTGTAGTGCGAGACAGGCCCAATTGATGCTTAAGGAACTAAGGGAGAATTGACGTAAACAACTCCCGGCTAAAGCACGGGAGCTTTGACCCTGGCGCTACCATCAAACTGCAAGATGGCATCCGAGTCGTATGGTAAGTTTACATTTACCCGACCTCTAACTGAAATGTTAAAGGCCGCGATGTGGTCAGCGAGACCAGAGAATCCACTTCATTTCGGCACTGGTTTTAACCATCCTAAATAGAGCCTTTTAACTCGCCTCCGTCAATTGTTCATAAAACCACTTCGAGTCTACACTGGCAACCAAAAAGACGTTGGACCGATTCCCCGAATCTATAACGATGGCGACAAATCCTTCCCTCCGGCTATCTGGAGTCCCGAAGATTGAATCGAGTTCGGCGTCAGTCGGCGGAGTCGAAATGTCCGTCGAGTCGTCTACTGGAATATAGGCCTTGTTTAGTCTGGCCTTTAGTCGCTCGACTTCACTCTGCAATTCTACAATCTGTCGGGTAAAAGAGGCGAGCGCCCCGCTACCTAATGTCATGTTCGTAAGCTCGCTTCTATGGTCTCGTAGCCATTTTCAAGCTTAACTTCAATCACGTCAATATAAACCGTTTCTACCCTGGCTCGATGTTCTCCCAGGACTTTATCACCTAATCCGAAATGTTCTCCATACCTAAACGCTCTTGAGTCTCTCAATTGAGCGTCAAATAATTCTTGTACCGAGTATCGATTCAAGGCCGCTTCTGCTTCCGTTGCCAGTTCGCTTGTGCTGGCGTTCCGAGCCTCAATTGTTATTTCTCGCCGGTTAAATGGTGAGACCCCTGATCGCGGGATATTCGCTTGCTCGTATACTTCTCTGTTGTTGGGTGGGCCTTCACCCAGAACATAAACATAATTGCGCTCGTCGCTCGATCTATGAGACCGCTTGACTTTTCTTAACGTTCCATTTCTTGCAGACAATACAACAAGGCCATTATCCTTAACCGAGTGATCGACCCCCCACTGCCCCTGTTTGGTAATGAACGAAAAAACGCGGGACGATGGATCATAAACCAGCCCGAAATAAATCGGATTACCGCGTTCAATGCTTTCATCGGATAGCTCTTTTAACACGGATAGCATGTGACGCCAAGGCATGGTCTTTGTAATCGAATCGCCTAATGATTTATCGCTATCCACGGTCATATACTGAGACAAGTCTCGATCCGAATCTGTAGCATCTTCACCCTGGTTATCCTTCACCAGAGCTTTCATAAGGTCGTCTATTTCATCAGTTTTGACCGCCTGGCTGGTTTCATCCTGGTAAGGTATTCTGGCTCCATCCAAAATCCAGTTATTCGAGAATCCGGTTAGCCTGAAAACCTCTAAGCCCTGTTGATTCAAGATGAGATCATAGTCTCGAATGAACCAGACTTGATTATTGTCAAGATAGGTTAATCCCCCTGGCAATCGTCGCCAGATTTCGAGCCTGTAATCATCTCTGATAAAATTGTCAATGTCGAATTTGGGGGGTAGGTCAACAGAACAGAATCCGACTCCAGACACCGGCAAGGTGTAATTAATTCTTAGGATTCGATTTAGCAGGAGAAGACGCTCGCCTAATTGATTGGTCAACCAGACGCTATAAGATGCCGCTCCCCGCCTACTGAGAGTCGCTACCCCAGGCACTCCCCCCACCGCAGGGGGAGTCGGAGTGACCGGACTGCGATCTTCTCTAACTATTATCCGAGGCAGATAATACCTTGATACTGGAGTCCGAATCATTATTCTTCAAATTCTATGAATGTATTGACATTGACCGCAGCCGGAGCGGTACAGCGAATCCCCAAGCGACCCCCACCCCCGACCTTTATCTCTTGTCCAAACGGATAGACGGTCTCATAGCCCTGTTGTGGATGAATATTATACCGATATAAAATATCTCCGGTAGTTGGTTCGGCTGTACAATTCTCTCTTGCTGTCGTTTGCAAACTCTCAGCCAGCGAGTCGTCAAGCTTCTTGGGCGTATTGGCCGAAGACGTGCCAGCCGTTGATTGCCTAACAATTTCGACCTGGACAGGTTCTTCGGTTACGTCCGTTCCATCGAAAAACACGCCCCACCGAGTCACCTTGACTCGATGATTAGACGCTGCTACTAACTGGACTATCGTTTTTGCGGTTGCGGCTGAGAGGGCTATTTCTCCCGCTTCTATTGTGCCTCTTAAATCGGCCATGATGTTTTCTCCTAACGTTCGTTAATTATATTCCAAGCAAATAGGCTGGATTTGAATTAGGCAAGCCAGCCGGTTTTACAATCGGGAAGGTTCTCGGCGGAGCGGGCAGAGTGTAATCTATGGTCAAGATACAGGCTTCTGTCGGCACGGCATTAAAAGACGTAAACCTACAACCACTCTCTTGGGGCGTGGCGTTCTCTCCGTCCGCAAAAAGGGCCATATTGTTACCAGACGCCCATCCCCCCCGCGTTATGATTTCAACAACAATCGAAACGAGCGACGGACTATCAACAAAAACCCCACCCCCCAAATTCGTGCCCGACCAGTTAACGCTTGCAGTCGTGCGAGTCCGGCTTGTCACATCGGCAGTTGTGGCGAAATCATCGGAATCGTCTACATCTTCCCCCTTCCAATCTAAATCCGGCGAGTCCCGTTGGGCAACCGGGAAAACAACCGAGACAAGCGCCTCATCAACGGAATCTATCCCGGATATATTTGGAATTGGAACATTCGGATACCAGAGACCGGCATTATAGCGTGTGGTAGAAGATGTACTCGCCTCACACCGCAACGTTGTACTTGTATAGGTAAAACTCGCTCCTGACGCGGTTTCGTGAGCGTCCCCTTCGCTCCTGTCAATTTGTATCTCGATAGTCGGCATTAGCTTACCTGATTCAGTCTTTCACCTTGCATGGCGATAATACCTTCATCCGCCAAATACCCAAACGGATCATCGGTATCGGTTGCGGTATCATCGTCTAGGCTGCTAGTCTCCGAGCCGGTAACAAGTGACGGATTACGAGCGATGAATCTATTGATCGTCCCCCTGATATTGGCCCATGGGTCGCTATCATCCGCATACCTGACAAAGAAATCATGCGTATGAACCAGCGTTCCCGCCTCGTAAAACGCGACTCTAAAGTTGGTACACTCGACAGCAAAATCGGTAGTTGTTTCAACGCTCGTTAGCTTAAATGATAAATCATTCGAGATGTCATCCCATCCGCCAGCATCTTCCGGCTGGTCTATGATAGCTCCCGTTCTATTGACAACATCCTGTATGATTCTCTGGTCTGTAATGTCTCCCGTTCCGGCATTGGCTATCACTACCAAATATGCGTCTTGAGCCGTCGCTTCTTCTGTCACTGGAGTCGATGGTGAGTTTTGCCTGCTTGCCTCTGATGATTGACTACTACCACTAACTTCGGTATCCCCAACATCCGTGCTATCATTGCCGGTATAGTAAGTATCGGTACTATCTACTTGTAAGACATAACTGCTGCCATCATCCGGCCCAACAACCTTGTAACATTTTACAAAGTCAATATTTGTTGCCGTAGAAGCTGATTGACCAGGATGATTCGATATGTTGTACATCACATTGCAGACTGCTTCACATGAATCAACATCGACAAACCTTGGACCTCTTGTAGTGTAGTGAGCTATCAGGCAGTGATGAATTGAAACATTAGAACTATTATTACCAACCAAAAACCCAAGTGCTGTGGAGCCGGTGGCATAAGGGTCGGCTAGAGGCTCCGCTATAACACACCATTGGAATGTTAGATTAGAGGACGATGCCCACACATCGACACATTCATCATTGCCCCAGTAAAACGAACATTGAGTTATCATTCCATTCGATGCGCCGTTAAAATTGATACAATCGCCAGTGCTATTTTGAGTGCTACTTGGATCGCGTCTACTGGCTACCCGGCGAATGATAAAATTATCACAAGCCACCTTGATGGGCGAATCGATTAAAGTCCCGTCAGTGATAATCTGACCAAACAACCCCGGCAAGACTTCAAGTGTAAAATTATCATTTGTGATGTTGGCTTGACTCGTGGCCGTTATGTCGCCGGAGAAGCGAATAATTCTCGCTCCCGATTGCTCAAGACGGGTTTTCATATCCGCCCAGGTCGAGACGGTATAGACCGTTCCACCTTCGCCTCCCGTCGCTCCCGCTCCATACCCCTCAAAGTCAAATATAGCCATTAGTTAGCAACCGGCCCGTCAAAACCTAAGTGTTTAATGTCCCATGTAAATGTTGCGATTCCCTGAAAAGCGGAGATGTCCCAGAAAAGCCCCACATTATTTTCCCCTGGCACTAAATAAAAGTCTTCCAGGTCGCTACCCGTAAAAACCAGATCATTTAACAGTCCTCTAAAATTGCTTTCCACCGACTTTGATCCTGCCGGATCAAGGTCAATAATGATTTCCTCACCGGCTGACAAGACAATATCAAAGTATATGCTTTGCCCAGTTGTAAAGTTCGTGATCTCATATAATCGACCAGACCCACCTAACGAGGTTGTAGTAATAACAGGATAGCCTTTTGCGCTGCCTGTGTTAGTTGGTCGGGCGCCCCCATATCCAAAGAACGGAGTCTGCGCTACATCGGCAGAATCAAAACCCAAATATTGCGCCCCTGCCGGTGTTATGACAATGGCTTTTAGAGCATCTAAAGCCGGAGTCGTAGCAACGGGGGCAAAGACCCAGGATGATCCGAGCCAGATAGCAAATCCACTAGGCAAAGATAAGCCCCCGGCTTCGCTAAACACCCCCCCGATATAGACCCGTGAGGTTTTTCTTTCCACATAAACTACATTGACAAAACCATTTGTACCCCCGCCCATATTCTCAAATTGAGAGCCGGTCCAGAGAGCAACAAAGTTAACCAGCGTTCCCCCGGCGTATCTAAACGTTCCACCCAACACCACATGCCCATTGGTCATAGTATCAATGGAATTGACCGCTCCATCTACGCCTGTACCGAGGGCTGAAAAGGTGGCTGTTGATGTCGTATATTTGGCTATATTGTTAAAATCATCACTACCTATTTTTGTGTAAAGTCCGCCAATGTACATAGCCGACCCGTCTACGCTACGAGCCAACGCATTGACGCTGCCGTTAGGCTCTCCCACCGAATAGAAGTTTGTGCCATCATATCCCGCCAGATTTTTAGTATTGGCGACTCCGCCTGCATCAGGGAAAAACCCACCCAGAAATAGATCGCCATTACCGGCAAAAGCTAATGATTTGACCGTCCCGTTTACATCGCCAATGGATTGCCATGTGCTGGTCGAAATATCCCAATAGGCGATTCCTTGCGTATTAGAGACTCCCCCCACCTGTTCAAAAGAACCCCCAATATAAATATCACCATTTGGGGCTTCTGCGATGGCGAAGGCGACTCCGTCTGCTCCCGTTCCAACAGCAACCCATTCTAAAGCCACAGTGTCCCAATAGGCTACATAAGCTGTATTAGATACGCTACTCATCGAAACGAAACCGCCCACGGCCCAAATTTTCCCATCTTTGGCTTGTATCATCTGCTGAATGGGAAAACCTAACCCTAGCCAGAGTTGCCCCGTGAATCTGGCGACTCCATCACCGGCTGCCCCACTCCAAAGTGTAGCATCCCCACTGGCATAAATCATGCCATCACCGGCTTGAGCGAAGTCTCTTACCGCATCATTAGCCCCTTGTTCCATAGCATAAAATTGACTGTCTGTGAGATCAAGATAAGCGACGTTAGCGGTGTTGGTAACAACCGGACTGCCTACGCTGGTAAAGTTACCGGCTATCAAAAGCCGCCGATCTCCCGTAACGAGCAGTCCCAAACCATCACCTCCGTTTAGACCCCCTGCGGCTGGCGCTTCCCAGGTGTCACCATCTATATCATATTTGATGAGATCGGTACATGATACTCCATCAACAGACGTTAAGTTTCCCGTTACCCACAGGTCTCGCTCGACGGGATCAAACGACGCTCCGGTAGCAAACGATCCGCCTACTCCACCCGTCGCAATCGAGACAAAATTCGCTGCCGATTCGTCCCACTTTGCCACTTTTTGAGTATTCGCTACGCTACCCATTTCGTCGAACTGACCAAAGTAATAAACATCGCCTATATCATCACCTTCAATTGCCGTTACGTTTTGAATCCCACTCGTAACGCCCCCGTCCATATCATTCCATGAGCCGTCCCAAAAAGAGGCTCCGCCGATAGTAGCGACTCCGCCAATTTCGTCAAAGCTTCCACCAACATAAAGCCTCTGATTCGGTTCGTCCCACCAACCCGCTCTAATAATGGCTGTTCCCGTTACGCCCGTTCCAACAGCACTAAACGTGTCGGTGTCTTGATCATAAGAAGCAATCTTATTTGTATTGGCAACACCACCGGCTGCGTCAAAAGACCCCATCAAGTAGACGACTCCGGCTGGCGTTATGATTATGGTACTGACTGTGCGCGGCGTTCCCGAAACCCCCGGAGAGGCTGAATACAATTGATGAAATTGCACCCCATCAAACCGGCTAATCCCATTCATCGTAACGCCGTCAATAGTGGTAAAATTGCCGCCCAAGTACAGATCGCCATTCGGGTGAACGGCTAAAGCGTAAATATCGCCATTTATGGTGAGCGCCCCGAAGTCGGTTTGATTCTGAACTCCCATATTAAACCATTGACCGAACTTATCTCGCCGGAGCATCCCGCCAATATTGCTCACCTGAAATCTAGTTTCTTGAAAGACATAGGAATCATCTTCTAATCCAGAATCACCATTCGACCCGCCCATAACCTCTGTCCATATCGGGTCTTCAAGAGCGATCATCCGCAAGGTGACTTTTTCACTGGCCGGATTTTGCATTTGACCTTTTTCCAACCCGCCTTGATAGTAAGCGGAAATCTCCCCCGCTTTACCGTCAAAAATATATCTGATTTTTAGGGGTTGGCTTGAGCCTAATCTGTGAGGGGATACTATATCTGTAATTCGTTGGCGGCGGTCATGATAGTTTTGCCGTTGGGCCGTCCTATTAGCCCCTACTCCCGTAATATCTCCAATCAATTGAAATTGGCGAGGTTTAATTATCGTTCGCTGATAATCCCCCCCGTCCTGTTGGGCAGGAGTGGTATAGATGACATCCATCGGAGGCAAGCCTACCCCGATATGTTCAGTCACTTTGAATCCGGCCAAATCCGCATCGTGTAAGCCTACCTCTCTCCCACCTTCGCTCGTAGTGGCCTCTCTGGTACTGGTTGACGTATGTTCACCTGCGTTCCACAAACATCCCGGCTGATCGCCATCACAGTAGGTCGTCGGATAGCCCTTTTCCTCTAATTGCAGAGCGTCAGCATAGAAAGCGGCTGTAGAGGCGTCCGAATCTTTGCGGATTCTTACGCTACACGAGGCATTAGCCCCCGTTGTTGCGGTCACAAAGAATCGTTTCATTGTGCCATCGCCGGTAAAGGTGCGTGTGCCTAATGTGCTACCTGCCGTTTCGTCGTAAATCTCGATCAGATAATCAACGCCATTCGCTCCCAGGAAAGATACAGCAACGGTATATTCCGTCGTTGTATCGAGCGTCACATCATATTTGATACCATCGGTAGTGGTCGAAGTGGGGGTATATTTGCCTGAATAATTGCCCTTAGAACTCGCCTCTGAGCTTTGTTCGAGCGTTCCCCCGGCTAAAGCGGCGTAGCCATCCGTTCCAGCCTCAAACGAAGGATTGGCGATTAGATTTTCAGTAGCTTCGGGTATAATGACAAACCACAAAGTAGACATTAAGATTATTCCTATAACGTTCGTTAGCTTTTTCTTCGGCATTTTATCAAGACGCGAATCGAGCCTTCATTTGCTGAAATTCCATATCTGTGCTGCCTAGTTGATTTAAATAATTATTCTGAGTGAAATAATTATTTGTGATGATTTCATTGGCCGTGGCTTGCAAAGCTTGAGATGGTAAACCTATATTATCGGCGATCCCCTTTTGCAGACCCTCCTGGATATTCGCCCCTATCTCCATAAACACCTTTGAGGGTGAGCCGATTCCAAACACGTCTAAAAGGTCATTGATCAGGTCTTCGGCCTTCCCTGTAAACCAGTCAACAAAGTCATTCCAGCCATCCTCAACACCCTCTTTGATTCCGGCAACAAGATTCGCCCCAATCTCTACGAATTTAGTCACGATTCCAAAAAAGATATCTTTAGCGTCTTGAGCCAATTGGCCCAGGATAGTAAACATAGCTTCTTTTGCATTGGAGAGAATCCCCTTTGCTGCATCCCAAACGGATCGCCATATTCCTTCAAGAGCATCCCCAAAGGCTTGCCAGTCCCCCTTGATCAGAGCAGCCGCAGCATCGATCACGAATCCGATCACATCCATAACCGTTGAAACGACGATCTTTATATTGTCCCAATAAAGTACGGCCAATTGCCAGATCGTATCGCCCCACCGATCCCAAAAGGCTGAGATGACAGCCGCAACAACCAGTATGACATTCTTGATAAAGGCCATGCTGGTCTTAAAATTATTCTTGAGATTCGTCCACAGAAAATCAATGATGGTCATCACAGATTCGCCATGATCGGCCCACCATCCCTGGATAAAAGATAGAACGTTCGTTACAAGCTTTTGGATAAAGGTCATACCAGCGTTGATAAAGGGCATGATAAAATCCCATACCGCCTGAGTCTTCTCTTGAATCCCGCCCCAATTATTCGCCCAGGCCGTTGCCAAAAGAACGACAGCCCCGATCACCAAAAGAATTGGGGCTTGTATAGCGGCAATGACAGCGATCACGATGGCGAGAATAGGGAGGATAATGTTAAGGTGATCAGTTACAAAAGCCCATGCGCTCGCCAATATTGGCAAAATTGCCGCTCCTAATTGCATAGCAAGGTCGGCAATCAACATTAGACCTGGGATAACCTGATTCATGATCGGGGTTATGAACTCAATAAAGGCGGGGATTCCCTCATTGATCAGCCAGTCGCCAAATTCCATGAAAGCGGGGATCAGGGTATCTTGCACAAATGGAACAACATTTGTTTTTATTTGCTCGACCAGCCAATCGAACCACATAACGGTCTGGTCTATTAGCGGGGGTAGACTGACTTCAAACCAATCGAAGGCACTCTCAACAAATGGCATAGCCTCTGTTGCCAGATCGAGAAGCTTGTCCCCGATGGGAATCAACGCGGTTAAGGCCCGCCGCTTTACGCTCTCGAATAATGCTCCGAAATTATCGTATTTTACATCTAGCGAATCGACAGCACCCTCCATGTCTTCGAGCGCTGTCGTTGCTGTCGAAAGCCCATCGGTAAAGCTTGCCCCAAGGTCTTCAGCCATTGTACCAAATAAGGCGACTTGTAATCGGTTGCGTTCTATAGGGTCTTCTACATCTTGAAGGCCAGAAAGAATTTCGCCGAAATAATCGGCCCAAGTTCCATCTCCGGCTGCAACGGAAGCGGCTATATCATCATAGCTTAAGCCAAGGGAGGAAAAGGCGTCTTTCGCATCGTCCGTTCCCTCGTTCATGATAATGCCAAATTCTTTCATGGCGTCGGCGATCTTGTCAGTACCTAAGACTCCCGTCTCCGCCCCCGTTTCCATGATCGAAAAGAACTCATCCGCATCGAAACCAGCATCACCGAACAAATTGCTATATTCTCTTATGCTGTCGAGAAAGTCATCACTATTATTAAGCCCACTCTGAAAACCCTTCGCCATAAAATCAAAAGCTTGTTGTTCCGAGAGTCCAAACTCATCCATGAGAGCGCTAGCCGCATTAAGTGACTCGTTAATGTCTGCGTCAAAAACATCACTCAACCTAAAGGCGTTTTCAGTTGCGGACTGGATTTCCTCATCAGGTAGATCGCCTAACTGTCTTCTAACTTCGGCGACGGCTGCACCGGCTTCTTGAATCGAGCCAGCAAAGTTATTCTTAAAAACCTCGACAGCTACATCTCCGAGCGCTTCGGCATCTTCTTTGGCGAGTCCTAATTCCGCCTGAATAGAATTTGTTGCTTCTCTCACATCCCCCGACATATTGAGGGCCGCCTCTCCTATTCCGGCGACAGCACCAGCCGCTAAGAGCGCTCCCCCAGTAGCCGCACCCAAAGCAAAAGTACCGACAGTCGAGCCGATATCTTTGGCCCAAGACTTGGTTTTCTTGGCCGCATCTCCCAAACCATCGGTATATTTTTTTGTCTCCATTGCCAGACTGACAACAAGCTCGGCAAAATCCATTTAGAGTGTCCCCTGGTTGGCTCACAGGCGGCTTAGAATGGCCTACAGCGAGCGCAACCCTCGGTTCAGATGTGTTTGTACTAATTTCTCTACAAACCTACAGAAATTAGTGATGACTATTTTTGATTTAACACCAACTAATTTCTCTACAAACCTACAGAAATTAGTGATGACTATTTTTGATTTAAGCCCAACTAATTTCTCTACAAACCTACAGAAATTAGTGATGACTATTTTTGATTTAACACCAACTAATTTCTCTACAAACCTACAGAAATTAGTGATGACTATTTTTGATTTAAGCCCAACTAATTTCTCGCCAAACCTACAGAAATTAGTGATGACTATTTTTGATTTAAGCCCAACTAATTTCTCGCCAAACCTACAGAAATTAGTGACGACTAATCAAAATAGGGGCGCTCGTAGCGCCCCTATTGGTTTCTTCTTAAATCTTTGCCCCCAAACGCCTTGTTTAGCGCTTCGACGATCTTTAGTTGTTCCTGCCATGTCTGTTGGGGCTTGTCGCCATAGACTGGAACCAAGTCCTTAACCTTGAGTGGGGATTGCCCCCGTCGTCTTCTCTGATTAAACAGAGTAGCCCCGATCAAGGCTCTTGATGCTTCGTGCCGTTGGGGAGATATAGGCTCAATTGTGTTATAGCCCATCCACTCCCACCAAATATGTGATGGCATATTGGCGAGCATTTCATCGGGATTCGCTTTACCCAAAGCGAGCGCTAGTGTGAAGGCGAATCGCCGTTGGGTGTCTCGGTAAAATTTACTTCCGCTACCCTCACCGGATTGCTTTCATCCTCATACTGAGTCAGTATGTCCGGGTGGTTTTCTTCAAGCCACTCTTGTAGGTCGTCGCCGCCCTGTCTCTTTATGCCAGAAAGTTTTCTGATCTCATCGGCTACAAAGCGGATAGCGTCGGCGCTCTGTCTCTCCACTTGGTGAATATCATCGTCGGAGAATATACGAGTCCCATCTTCGCTGATAACCTGCGTAATAACTAAACGAGTCGGAATTTCGGCGGCTTTCTTATAATCCGGCTTGCCGCCCCCACCCAAGATGTTTCGTGATTGCTCTTGCTGTTGGAGCGCCGTTAATTCCCTGACCCAAATGTCACCGCCCCAGGCCGCAACAGTAATTTTCTTCGTCCTGAGTCCGGTATTGAGAATTTCTTCTCGCGTCAAAGCTCCCATTGATTTTAATCTCCGTCTTTTGGTCGATCTCTTTTTGGTCATTAGGCCAGCGTAGGCGCTCCCGCTACTTTGACCGTAACGGACATGCCAAGCTTATCATTGATCGGAATGTCAACATTCGCCCCGGTCACAAAGGCGGGTAAAATCCACTGAGTTGAGCCGGTATCGGGGAAGGTGATTCGGAAGTTTGGAATGGTCGAATCGTCGTCAAGATCACTCAAAATACCAGTGGAAAAGTCATGCGTAGCGAGCGCCGGATCATAGATTACATCGAAGGAAATTTCGCCACCATCTTTTAGACCTTTGATAAACTCCATCCACCACGAAGACGAATCGTGAGTCGTTACGTCGATGGAAGTCCGGCTCAAGCTTGGTCCGCTAATATTGGCAATCTGTCCCAGTGAAGTATAACTCGATCCACCGGCAGGATCCCACGCCAAGACCGCTCCAAATCCTGATATTTTTGCCATGATTAATTTCTCCTAACGTTCATTAAGGAACAACAACAAGGGCGCTCACGTTGTTAGCGTCCGTTGTAATCTTTACGGTATCGTCTGTCTGATTATAATATTTTCGGACTCGTGGCTTGAGCAAATATTTTTCACCCGCTCCCCCACCGACAACCGTTACGTCTCCGAGCGCAGCCCCAACAGCTGTAAAGGGAGTTTCGATGGTTACAGTGGCCGCGCCGGAAAAGAATAAATAAACTAGGGGGAGTCCATCCTTGTTGTCATAATAATAGGTGTTGCCTGTGGTTAGAGCAACGACAGAAGCATGGCTCTCAAGCTCCGGCCCGGCCTCTGTTAAGCTTACTCGTGTTAGGGTTACATCGGCCATGATTATTCATCCTCACTTTTTGGTGGGCCAAAATATAAGCGCAATCTTTGCAAGCGGGTATGTTGTATCCCGGTTATGGCGAGTAGTTGTTCGTCAGTTGCGAAATGAATCTGGTGGGCCTCGGTATAGACGACTCCATTGCGTTCAAAGCGAAAAATTTTTCTAAACGGGGGACGCTCACGCTCCGGCAAGATGTCAAGAATCTTTGCCGTCGAATCAATCTCGACTCCAGCCCCATTAAGGATTTTGCCGGACAGCTTTTTCAAGGGCGCTTCGGATTCTTCCGGCTCTAACTGGTCCTTTACCTCTAACCATTCGCTCTCTGATTCGTCGCTCGATTCATCCAGGAGAGCGTCTTCTATTTCTTCCGTTCCTGTTTTTCGTTTCTTCGACATAATACCTCTTAATGCTCAAAACTTTGCGAGATCGGCACAACAAATTTGATTCCCCAATGAATATCATCAAACCAATTGATATGCCCGATATGATATTCAAAATAGGGCAATTGCCCCGGCGCCCCTACACTCTCAACAGTTCCCCCAAGCGTGTGATTTTTCATTAAGAGTGAATCCATAGCTCTCACGTAATAGGGGACATCCGTCTCCGCATTGGCGATTATTTCATCATTGGACAAAAGCCCTTGATACAAAAATAACATGCCTTCGATATTCCACAGGTTTGTTGATAAATCACGAGCGACTCGCTGGACTCTGTTGCGTTCGTTGACCGCCAGACTATAAATCATAATGGGAAAGTTATCTTGTACCAGATTCCCCGTAATCGACTCGTTGTCTGGCGGGTAGTAGTAAAAGGTCGGCGGCGATTTCGGAGATGGGTCAAAATCTCTTGTACTAATCTCTTTTAGCTTGGAGATAGCCAGCGAATCCATACCTTATTTCTTGCTCCATAACGGGATGTAAATGTCTTTGATCCTGTCAAAAATCGACGGCATATTCTCTCGAATGATGTTGTGAGCTTGCCACCATCGACCAACGTGCATAAAGGCTTGTTTAACGCCTACTACGTAGCTTGAGTAATCCTTCGAGTTAAAAAGAGCGTAACGAGCCACCGCTTTTTTAACAACGCTCCAGGCGTTTGCCAGTCCGCCAGTCCGCCTATATCTAGAGTCTGGTGGTTTCGGCGGGTAAGGCGTACTCTTGAGAATAGCCCGCAAGTCTTGAGCCTGCACCCTCAAGGCTTCATCGGCTGTCCCTGGCTCGATCTTTGCCAGATTTGTAAGCTTGACAATGAGATGATCCAGTCCTTGTATATCCTGCTTGACATTCGCCATTTAGCGGCCTCGATTCCCCGGTACTCGTTTGAACATAGTCATCTTGCCGGGGGTTACATCGGTGGGAGATAAAACAGCGTCGATTTCTTCATTAGCCATAGCTCTGAGTTCTTCGGCCCTTTGTTCAGGGTCTAAACCACGTCTTGACCAGGACATATCACCGGCAGTTACATTGACGCTGGTTGCCTTGAAAACAACGGCGACGAGTCTAGCAGCACAAAAATAAATCGCCGCGTTTTTCATTCTCTGTAAATCGTCGCCGGTTTCGCTTTCCGCTTCCGCGTATCGGGCAATAACGTCCCGATGGGCCGCTCCTGAATAGATGTCAAGGGCTATCATTTCGTTTCTTAAATCATTCTCATTTAGCTTAACATCTATTGCGGCCCTGATCGCGGGATATTCGCTTGACGTGATTAAGGCCATAAGAAATACCTAAACCGGCTACAATCGCCTGAGAATCGCTCTCAAGGCGGCTGAGAGCAATCTATGAGTTGTCAAAAGTGGTCACACAATACCATTTTGCATCATTGGAATTGTAGACTAACCAGGCAATATCCCCGGCCCCAAGCGAGATATTAGCTTTACAAGCGGTTGTGCCTCCGACTCCGTCAAGAATGATGACATCACTCGCATTATCATTTTGAAGCAAAACCCAATCGCCCATACTGGCGGTGGTAGTGATAATCGGAGTCGTGGCTGAACTCGTTACCGCAATGGTCGAAGACAGTAAAATATAATTACTGGTCGGGGTGATAACAAAACTGGCGGTAACAACGGATGTTTGAGGCGTATAACTCCCAACACCGGCCAGGACATCAAGCGCACCATCATTGGAGACACGGGCCATCGGAGTACCGTTGACCCGAAACTCCGCAACGTTACCACTTCCCCTTTGGTCTGCAATAAAGTTTGGAGTCGCCGTTCCGTTGGAATCTCTCAGGTGTAGGGAGTCAAGATTAGAGACCCCCATTCGTGGGGCGCTCTCTGCTTCATTGGGAATAATAAAAGGCAGGTATAGCGTCAAGAACAACGCCATAATAGCGATGGAAATAGCGGAACTTAGAGAAACGATTCTTGCCGTATGATTGCGCTTTTCAGTCATGCCATTTTCTCCTTTAGAGATAGGTTTTACTTATCGTCATCGCCGGTCTCATCGTCATCACTCGATGACGCTGCCTTTTTCTTGGGGCCGCCGACCTGTTCTAATTTGCCCTCACTAATCGCTCGCATAACTGCTGGAGTCTGGGCTACCTCGTGAGCGCCTTTGGTATTGGCGATAAAAATCTCGCCTTTCGGGTGTCGCTCGTTGCTTTCCCAAATGGCGACTTTCCCATCGTCAACGGCTTTTTTGACTTTAATTAAATCGGCTTTCTTATCGGCCATGATATTGCTCCTTTTTCCCTAACGTTCGTTAGGCGTTTACATCCAGGGTTCTCATGCTGTTAGGGTCTAAAACCGCGTAGCCCTCCACCTCGGTCATGGTCAAAGCTTCCGTTTGGTTCATGATAAAGCGTTCGGTCTCGGAGATTTCGCCGCCGATTTCGGTCACTTGTTCAATGGCCCAATTGGAATCAATGGCAACGATCTTGAGCGTCGGGGCGTCAGAAGTCCAACCAAACCCTACATTGTCGGCAAATCTGTTGATAGGTCGAATCCCGCCCAGGATACCGTTACCTTCGAGTGCTACGTAGGGGACGTTTGCACTTCCCATATTCAAAAGCTGCAATTGGAGAGCTACAGCTTCCTGCATGAGCGTCACGTTGACCGAGTAGGGATTAGCAAACTTGAGCTTGAAAGAGAGCCAGCCCTTTAAGGTCAGAGTCCCGGCAGCCGCGTCCGTGTCGAGTGTGGTCAAGTCATGGTTAGTGGCGCTTGTGCCGCTATTGCCATCACCATTTACAACAACGTCGATCACCTTGGCTACTTTGTCTATCTCCGCCTGGATCGCCATCATTGCAATATGCATGGCAAACTTATCAACTCGCATGCGCCGTAATTGCTCGTAAGAAGCTTTCAGGGCTCGCCCGAATTTGTGAAGCTTAATCGAGCGATCCGCGTCGGACAGAGTCGCAGTTGGGATTTCAGTACTTTCGCCGACTCGATACTTCCGAACATCGGCGGCATTGTAGGTCAGATAATAGGCCCGGTACAAATCGCCTTCGATGGGAGTCGTGGTGGCGATCAATTCAGCCAACGGAATCGCCGGGGCGATCTGTTGACTCCATCGGGCGTCCATAGCGTCAACATACGGGCGTTCCCATGAACCCGGCTGCCCGTCACTCAGATAGATAGCTCGTTGTCCGCCGAGTCTTTCTTCATAAACCGGCTGGCTTGGCTTGGCATTGGAGACCCGTCGCCAGACGCGAGCCGCATACTCCATCATAAGGGCTTTGCGGGCATTGTCTTTTAGGAACTCATTGACAGACGACGCCCAATAACCCGTTTGGCGATCCGAGCGAGTGACGATCCCATAATGCTTCAAGAGGCGGGAGAAAGCGTCAAGCCCCATCTTTTGATCCGGCCCGTCCGTTGGACTCAACCTGTCCAGATAAGCGGAAACATTGAATCCCTTATCGTAGCCATCCTTCATAATTCTGATTGGGTCGCGCTCAAGAGCGGTTGCTAACTCTCTTGTCCCCATTGCTTCAATAGTCATAATGTGACTCCTTTACCTGTTATAATTGGCGCTTATGACAAGCCCATACGAACGACAACCGCAGTCGTTACACTGGCATCGACAATACCACCGCGAGCGAAGGCCAATTCCAACGCGGTAGTTTGATCGACTTCTCGAATATAGCCTTCGGCAGCGACAAGCAAATCTCCCACAATTTTCTTACCGAGAGTCAGAGTGGCCCCTGTACCGGCTGGCAAGGTCATATAACCTGCCACCTGGACAACGGCATATCCATCCGATTCAACCTTTAAGAGCTTGCCCTCGACGGGTTCACCGTCTCCGACAAGTTCAATGGTTTCGGCGGCTGAGAGTGTGACTGCCAACCCTACCCCTGCCGATCCCCCATCTTGAGTATCGCTATAGGTGATCGTCGAATCGTCGATCTTGTATGTGGCATAGAGCGCCCCAATATCATCAAATTTAGTGTCTAATCTTGGATCAGCCATGATAAAAAACCTCCGTTATTTGCTTTAATTATAGCGCTGCGTATGCAGAATCAGGGACGGGATTAAGGTCAACCGGCTTGGGCTTATTATCTCGCTGGTCATCTTCGGACTCGCCATCTTGAGTCTGCCGCCCGTTTGGAAACTTGGCATCGGCGATTCGCTTCCAGTCGTCCGAAACTTTCTTAACGAACGTTACGGAAACTTTATCATCCCATTGCTCGCGGTAAGAGTCTTCATCGAAGTCCTCACCGAATAGCTTCCGCCCATTGGCGAGCGCCGTCTCGATTACGTCTTTTCGATAGGCTCGGCCATCTTCGGCCAATGATTTTAATTCATCCTGTTTGGCGAGTGCTTGATCAAGGTCATTGACCAGCCCGCGAATCTTTTCCTCGACTTCGGGTGATTCACACTCCAAGACTCGCGCTAATTTTTCGACTGTTGCCTGATAATCCATGGCGTTGTCTCCCTTCGGAACTTTTCTTTTTAGATTAGTGACGGAGCGAGAATCGCTCTTGTCATTGACCGGCATAATGGTTTTTTGCGGGACGTGTACCTTATACCGATTCTCCAATATTCGAGCGACTCTTGGCTCAATGTCTCCCCGCTTACCTTGCGTCTCGATCTTGAGAAGCATGGCGCTCGGAGTCGCCCCATCATAGACGGAGCTTACTTCCGCAAGGTGGGCATCACCAACGGTTGCGGTGGCTAGTACGGTTTCCTCGCCTTGTTCACCTACCGGATACTCAACACCAGGAAAATGTGGGCAATCGGTAAAGCCCCAAACATCTTGCCCGCAAATGTCACAGATGATACTCCCATCATAAAAGCCTACACTTACGTCTCGGACTATTCCACCTTGAGCGGCGGCGATAAAATCATCGGTACTTTCAAAAGAGTGTCTTCCCCCAAATCGAATCCCGCGCAGCGTGTAAAAGTCGGCGACGACTCGCTGTACATCGTCCGATACTCTCTCAAGAGTTCCCGTCAACGAATGACCCATCCCTAACTTATCAGCGTCATGCGAGTCGAGAAATGAGACCCCTTCCTCCGATTCCTTTGCAAAATTTTGCAAAGTGTTTAGCGCCATGTGAGTGTAGTAAGCATCGAGTCTGGTAGAAGATATTTCAGCCGGAAAAAAGAAAATGCCCCTTTCCTCCGGTACGCTATATCCAAGCTTGTCCAGCCGTTCAAGTAACTGATCTTCTGAAAAGATCGTTGCTCGTTTTAGTCTGGCAGGGAAGGTATAAAAACTCTCTTGCGGCATCTTGCTTACTCCTGGCTACTCTCGCCTTAATGTTACGGTAATCGTAGACGTATTGGCGCTGATTGCGCTGATCTGACAAAACGCTCCGGCTGCGGCTGTTGCCGGAGATGTGGCGCTTAAGAGCGTATTGGTTGTTACGCCATTTAGAGCCAGATAACCACTTGTGAAGTTATTCTCAGTTCGAGTCGTTCTCAATTCAGCCGTTACGGTAATCGCTCCGGCGCTCTCAGCCCCATTTTCAACAACGAGTGTTTTTCGGCCTATACTACCCGCCCCCTGGGAACAAGGCACAACAACGCTTTGGGCTGTGGTAGTGATAACCACTTCTTCAAAGGCGATAGCCTGTTGGCCGGGGTCTTGCTGATCGGGTATCAGAGACAGCGATCCCAAAGAAGAAAGAAGAATCGCTCCGGCAATAAAAAAGGCCCTTAAGGGTTGTCCGAGAAAATTAATCATAACGCTCGTTAAATAAAAAACTGCTAGACTCTAAGTTAGAGTCTAGCAGTCTGTAATCCGCTTCATAGCTCGTGTCGTTTGCTAGTAATTCGCGGGGCTTGCCGCAAAAGGGTGTGAGACCCAACGGCAAGCCCCTCGGCTCACCATTGAGCCGGGATTGTACTTGGGAGAAGTACATCCCGATTATAACTGATAATTAAACTCGTGTCAAGTCAATATCCCGCATAAAATATTTTTCACGTATCGGGAACGGAACTTCTATATATTCTGGCGGCGGCAACGGATCACGATCATGCAAAAGCAGAAAAGTCTCCCAACATCTCGGAGTGCCTTCGCCTTGCTTCCAGTAAAAGACCCCATAATCCGTTCCGTTTGTGCGGCGGTCATAGAAAGACGGTCTACGAGAGCAAACCCCCACCTTTACGGGAGGATGGTCATACCAGAGAGACTCGTACCGGCTTATGCTGGCTTGAAAAGCCAGGCGCAAGAGCATGACAATCGAGCCATGCTTGTTTAGCATACCCCTTTCGAAAATCGTTTCTAGTATCTCGCCAGCGAACTTGTATGGGGGATTAGAGACAATCAGATCGAATGGCTGGCCGTCCCAATGCTCTTGGTTAAGGCTCTCTTGATTCCAGGCAAAGGGTTTAGACCAATTCAAAAAGTCCTCTGTGATCCAATGCGTAAACGCCTCCGGCTGATGAAGCTCTC